CTTCAAGCTAGCTATACCGATTTTCATTATCTTCGTGATGTTTGGCAAAGAAATACAGAAAAAGATGCTCTCGTGGGCGTTTCGATGACCGGTATTGCTTCAGGTGCGGTACTTAAATTGGACATGAAAGCGGCCGCAAAAGTAGTTAAAGAGGAAAACAAGAGAGTGGCCAAATTAATTGGCATTAATACTGCCGCGCGAACAACGTGTGTGAAGCCCGCCGGCACAACTAGTTTAACCCTTGGAACGTCGAGCGGAATTCATGCTTGGCATAGTAATTATTATATTCGCCGTATTAGAGTAGGCAAAAATGAATCTATTTACACTCATATGGCCATACATCATCCTGAATTGATTGAAGACGAATATTTTAGACCACACGACACCGCAGTAATTTCTGTACCCCAAAAAGCGCCGATCGGTGCAATTACTAGAAATGAAAACGCCTTACAATTGCTCAACCGCGTTAAAAAAATTAGTGGTGAATGGGTGAGATTTGGACATGTTAAAGGTCAAAACACTCATAACGTTTCAGCTACTATTACTATTAAAGAAAATGAATGGGACGAAGTTGGCGAGTGGATGTGGGAAAATAGAAATGTTTACAATGGGCTGTCGGTGCTTCCTTATGATGGCGGAGCTTATGTTCAGGCGCCATTCGAAGATTGCACAGAAGAAGAGTATAATCAGCTGGTTACCACTCTTTCGACAATGGACCTTAAAAAAGTTATAGAAATAGAAGATAATACAGATCTTAAAGGGGAATTAGCATGCGCTGGTGGTGCATGTGAAATAATTTAAAAATCATTTGACTTTTAAAGATAATATATTATAATGATGATATTGGTTTTACCATAAGGAGGTACTATGAGTCAGCCAAGTTTAGCTATAATCGGTAATGAAGAAAGTGAAGAGGTGACAAAGGAACAATTTGTTATTAATTACCTCAAGTCCATGCTTGCTTTAGAGGAAGCAATGGAGCCATACAAGGAACAGAAGAAGGATTTACGAGCTGAGTATATTGAAAATAAGTGGCTTACCAAGGATGAAATTTGGGCCGCAGTTAAGGCGTTACGCTTGTATAGCAAGTCTGCAGATATGGATGATCTGAATGATATGTTTGATATTGTTGAAAGACAATTTGGCTCTAAGGATCAGGCATGAAATTTAATCCACGAAATCGTTTCATTCTTTTGAAGGAAGTGCCAAAAACACATGATAGCAAGAAGCCAACCATTCTTTTACCAGAAGAATATACTGCTAAATTAAGCCCTTACGGTGTATATCAAATTCATGAATATTCTGGTGATTGTACTAAATTAAGTGTGGATGATATTGGGAAGTTAGTGTTGGTAAACGAGTCGATGGTGGAAACCGTTAGCGTGGATCAGGGAGACTTTTTACTTATTTTAGAAAATCACATCTATGGGGTTTTAGAGGATTAAATGTACCAGAAAAGAATTGACTTGTATGGCGATGATATTGGAAAAGTAGAATATGTTTCTCATATGGGTGATGATCGTACTGTAGTTAACAGCGCTCGTGTTTCTTTTGGCAAAGAAGTAGAGCACATATCCAAGAAGGATGAAAAGCTTATTAATTATTTAATCAAGCATAAACATACGTCTACTTTAGAGCATTGCACTATAACGTTTCGTTTTAAAGTGCCGCTTTTTATTCGCTCTCAGCATCATAGGCATCGTACGTGGTCTTATAATGAGATTAGTAGACGTTATACTGATTTTAATTTAGAATTTTATGAGCCAAAACAATTTAGGCAACAAAGTCAATCTAATCGGCAGGCATCTACTGATTGTTTATTTGATCCCCAATTAGATGATATGTTGGGCGGAGCTTCTGAAATCGTAAAAGAACATCATGAAGCTTCGCTTTACGTGTATAACAAGCTTATGGAAGCAGGCGTCTGCCGAGAACAAGCCCGAGGTGTTTTACCCCAAAATTTGTACACTGAATATTATGGGACTGTTAATCTTAATAATTTATTGAAGTTTATTGGGCTTCGCATACATGCCGGCGCGCAGTGGGAAATTCAACAGGTGGCCATGGCTTGTTTGGAAATTGGAAAAGATCTTTTTCCTATAACTGTCGGCGCCTACAAAAAAAATAACGATTATTAATATCGAAGAATACTATTTAAGATAGCAATATTTTTAAGGAAATCGCTTTAAGGAGAAAATAATTATGGTTGGACTTACAAAAACAGTTTTATTATATGCGAGCATTACCATGGTGCCTCCCACCACAGTGCATGCGCCTTTTTATCCTCATGTAAATGATAACAACATGGTTCAAATACAACAGCCCTTTGAAACTTCGGAGGAACGAAAGGCGCTTTTACATACTTTGGTTGAAATTGAAAATAAATTTTTTGTTAAAGGTAGCCAGAAGGACGAAACGATGCCGGGAATATTGATTTTAGATGCTTCCCGTAAAACTTCAAAAACGAAGACTAAAAAGAAAACTCAGCGGCGCAAGTGACTGCTGTTTTAACTATTGGGTCTAGTTTAGAGTCTCTTCAATATGCGTATCAAAACAATACTAAAATAATTCTAAATCAACTTAATTTTCCGGATAAATTTGAACCTTCACACATTAAAAATGCGTGGGGGCTTCTTTATACAAAATTAATGTTGAATGGAAAAACAATTGGCGGCGATACTGTAAAAATCATAAGAGTAACAGATGAATATGTTCAAGTGGTTTGTGATCGTAACATAGTCAATAAAGTAGAATATAATCAATTGCGGATCTTTTCGGATAAAAACATTATAGGCCTCCCAGACCCGATACAAGAAGTGGACGAGTATGAAATAATTGATGTGTTAAAAGCAGTTTGTCTAATTGCGTCTCCTCAAGAAAAGCTAATAACCACTAAAGATAAATTAGTTAAAAAATTATACATTATAAAAAAAACCAAGATTGCTCCTATTGAGATTTATGCGGTGTCTCACTTGACTAAAGAAGAATTGCGAGATTTTGATTATTCAGATACAATGGTAAAGTTTAAAAGCGAGCATCTATTACAACAAAACAATTTTGTGGGCGCCCAAGCAACTGGAGATGGAAGACGGCCTATTAATTTAGAAGTTGTCAAACGCATCGTTCGTAAAAAAATGGATCGATACACAGAAACAGAGCGCATACAGTTTATTTATGGAAGTTAACGAGTTAGTAAAGAACAAGCATAATTTTAATTTGGCTGGTATCGTTCCCGTCGCTGGACAACCATTAGATTATAATTTTCCATGGCATGATTCGCTTGCTCCAATTGGACACAACTATCTAGCAGTAGAAAAAGCAGTGTTTGACTGCGCTGTTGCTGGTTGTGATACGATATGGCTTGTGTGCCCTAAAGATATGCAACCTCTTATCCGTTATAGATTAGGCGATTATATCTTAGATCCTATTAAATATCACATTGGTGTTACGTTTGCTAAAATACCAAAAGTATGCGAAATCCCAATTTACTATTGTCCTATTGAGCCTAAAGATATTGATAGAAGAGACTGTTTATCATGGAGTATAATAACTGGCGCTCAATATTCCTATCGTCTGGGGAGAAAAATAAGTCGTTGGACAACACCAGATAGATATTTTGTTTCGTTTCCGTACGGAATGTTTACTCCTTATTACATGAGTGATGCAAGAGCAAAAATAAGTAGCAACGATCCTTTTTATGTTTCATATAAAGGTAAGAGCTTTAAGGATGGACTGTATCTTCCATTTACTTTTACTCCAGAAGATTTTCTAGAGCTTAGAAGAAAGTTTAGAAAGAACGAAGCCAAAGGCCATGATGCTAACAATGAACGACTTCCGCTCTCTGAAAGATATACCGGACGTTATTTTACGCACGATTTTGTTTTCAGCGATGTTAATACCGAAGATGCGCGTATTATAGAAATTCCCTGGTATTATGATATATCCAGCTGGGATAAATTAAAGGTTTGGTTGGGAAGTGAACACGAACTTAAAAAACCTCCCAAGTTTATATCGTCTTATAACGAATGGAATCCTTTAGGGGTAGATGTAGAAGAACACACTTGACTTTCTAAAAAAACTAAAATATACTGAAGACCATACATTGGAGAATTAATGGACAGAACTAAAAGTAACATACCCTTTGTTGGGTTACATGCCCACAGTGGTGTAGGATCCCCCTTCGACGGTCTTGGATATCCAAGCGAACATATGGACTATGCCTTCCAAAATGGCAACGACGCTATTGCATTAACCGATCATGGCAATATGAATGGATTTGCTTATCAGGTTCAGCATGCTCAAGAAATGATGAAAGAAGGTAAAGACTTTAAACCGGTTTTCGGTGTTGAAGCTTATTTTCTTCCAAGTATTGATGAATGGCGAGAACAACAAGAAAAAGCAAAAGCAGATAAAAAAGCAAAAAAGGGGATTGACAAGTCTCAAGCCGGCACAACGATTGAAGATGAAGGCGCAAAGCGCGAAGTAAAAAACATTCTTAATCGCCGGCGCCACCTTATTCTTTTGGCTCAAAACCAAACAGGCCTTAACAATATCTTTGCTTTGGTTTCCAAATCCTACAGCGAAGATAACTTTTATCGCTTTCCGCGCATGGATTATAAAACGCTGAGTGAACATAGCGAAGGTGTGATAGCTGCATCTGCTTGTCTTGGCGGTATATATGCTGGAAACTATTGGGAAAACATAGATCAGGGTGATGACGCCGTGTTGGCAGCCATGAGAGAAGCCACTGAAAACATGGTTTCTGTGTTTGGTGATCGATGGTACGGCGAACTTCAATGGAATAATATTAAAGAACAACACCACTTAAATCAATTGATAATTAAAGTCTGCGATGAGTATGATGTAAAGCTCATTTCGACAGCCGATAGTCACTATCCAACTCAAGCTGCTTGGAAAGATAGAGAACTTTATAAACGTTTGGGTTGGTTAGGTAGGGGCATCCCAAAGTGGGCTAATGGTACTGAGCTGCCAGTTGACGTTGATGAAATTGGATATGAATTGTTTCCAAAAAATGGCGACCAAATGTGGGATTCTTATAAACAATATTGTGCCAAAGTCGGTTCATCTTTTAATGATGATATAGTTCGTGAAAGTATTGAACGGACACACCATATTGCTCACAATCGTATTGAAAAGTTTTTACCTGATAATACAGTTCGTCTTCCAAGTTTTGTTGTTCCCGCTGGTCAAACAGCAGACAGAGCTTTGGTTGCAGCTTGTGTTGATGGCATTCGCGACAGAGGCCTTAAAGATAATAAAGAATATATTGACCGACTTAAAGAAGAATTAAATATTATTAGTGAGCGCGGCTTTAGTAAATATTTTCTTACAATGAAAGCAATTGCTGACAAAGCAGCTGCGGTTCAATTAGCCGGCGCTGGCCGAGGATCAGCAGCAGGCAGTTTAGTAGCATATGCTTTGGACATTACTCAAGTAGATCCCATTAAATATAATCTATTGTTTTCGCGCTTCATGACGAAAGACTCTAAAGACTATCCAGATATTGATTATGATGTTTCCAGTCCGATGGAACTAAAAGAAATGTTAATTGAGGAATGGGGCGCCAATACTGTTGTTCCTATTTCCAATTTTAATAAACTTCAGCTCCGTTCACTTATTAAAGACATCGCGAAGCTTTACGATATTCCTTTTATTGAAGCCAATTCAGTTACTTCAAAAATGATGGCGGAAGCTACGCCCATTGCGAAGAAAGTACGTGGCATCAAAGCTGGTGTTTATAGCCCAACGTTTGAAGAGGTGATGGAATATTCTGATAGCTTGAAAGCATTTCTTGCTAAGTATCCCAAAATCAAAACACACGTTGAAGCTTTAGTAGGCGAAGTGAGATCGGTCTCAAGACACGCCGGCGGCGTAGTCATTGGCGAAGATTTAGATAAACATATGCCGTTGATTAATAGCGGCGGAGTAACACAAACGCCATGGTCAGAAGGTCAACACGTAAGACAATTAGAACCAATGGGTTTTATTAAGTTTGATATTCTTGGGCTCTCAACTCTTAAAATGATTGAAGGCGCAGTCACTCATATTCTGCGACGTCATCATGGAGTTAAAAATCCAACGTTCGAACAGGTTAAAGAATATTATAATGAACACTTGCATCCAGAAAAGATAAATTTAAAAGACCAGAAGGTTTATGAGAATATTTTTTGGAAAGGTAAATGGGCTGGTATATTTCAATTCGCTGAGAAGGGCGCGCAATACTTTTGTAAGCGCGCAAAGCCAAAGAATATTATTGACATTGCTGCTGTTACTGCGGTTTATCGGCCGGGACCACTTTCGGCCAATGTCCATGAAACATTTATGAAGGCAAAAAAGAACCCACGAAGCATTCGTTACGGGCATGAAATTGTAAAAGAAATAACAAAAGAAACTTATGGTTTTCTTATTTTCCAAGAGCAAATTGCGCTTCTCGCACATAAACTTGGAAAAGACTTTAGTTTGGATGAAGGCAACAAACTTCGCAAGCTTCTCACAAAGAAAGGCACAGGAGCAGTAGCGGCACAAAAAGCAAAACTGAAGCTTAAGTTTGTGGCAGGCTGCGTAGAAAAAGACATGTCTGAAGAATGGGCAGACAAAATGTGGCAAAAGTTTGAATTCTTTTCAGGCTACGGTTTCAACAAATCACATGCGGTTTCATATTCAATTATATCTTTTCAATGCGCATGGCTATTTAATTATTATCCTGCAGAATGGATGGCGGCATTTCTTGATAAAGAACCCGAGAGTAAAAAAGAAAAAGCAATTAACATCGCTAAGAAGTTTGGTTTTAACATTCGACCTTTAGATATTAATAAGTCAATGATAGACTGGACTATTGATGAAGATAACAAAACTCTTATTCAGCCGTTAACGTCAATTAAAGGATTAGGAGAAAAAGCAATTGAACAAATCATCGAACATAGACCTTTTAACACTATTGAAGAACTTCTCTTTAGCAAAGAGATTGTCTATTCTAAACTTAATAAGAAAGCAATCAACGTCCTCATCAAAGCAGAAGCCTTAAACGATTTAATGGATGACAGGTTTAATAACCTCAAGCATTTTTGGACAGTTGTTGCGGACAATAGGCCAAAGACAAAAAAGAAGCTAGATATATTAATTGAAGAACATAAAGATATAGAAGATTTTACACGAGATGAATATATCGAAGCAAAAGTCAGTATAACAGGAGTTTTTCCGTTTAATTTAGTTATGTCTGATGATATAATTAAACGTCTAGATTACTATAAAGTTCCAACTATTTCAGAATGGGATAGAGATTTAGGTGTGGCTTGGTTTATTCCTCGTGAAATTATCAAACGAAAAACAGTAAAGGGCAGACCTTATTACGTGATTAAAACTATTGATAAGAATTCTGCAATGACTGATGTGCGGTGTTGGGGCATTGATCCCAACAAAGATAAGATTTATATTAATAGACCATATATGGTTAAATTAACTCATCAAGGTCAATGGGGCTTTTCTACTAGAGGCGGCTTAGGCAGCTGGAAACTATTAGGATAAAAATTCACTTTTTTCTTTAAATCTTAAAAAAGCTATGTTATAGTTATAAGTGTTGAGTGGGAAGACTTGAAAATCTTTTCGTTGCCACACAAGTAGAAACGTTTATTAGGTGCAACGTAAGTTGAACTTAGTAGAACAAAAAAGGAGAAAATTATGTCTACTAGTATGCCAATTCTGGCAAATATTAAAACAAATGATAACTATGAACACCAACCGATTGGATATAAATTTATCGATTCGCAGCGTAGCATGGGTTATAAACTTAAACGCGCTATAGCTGAGCATGTAGATAACGCTATTGATGCGACCGCTCGTAAAATACAAGTTGTTTTGCTCGGAGATAAGCGATCTGCGATTGAGGAGATCGTCATTTTAGATAATGGCAGCGGTATGGATTTTGATACTCTAAAAAATTCTTTTAAGTTGGGAGCTGATCGCGTACGCAGCGCTGGCGATCTAGGATATTTTGGAATGGGCGGAACGCTCGGAAGTTTGAGTTTTAGCGCTCAGAAAAAAACATATACGCGCGGCGCCGGCGATAATGATTTTATTGGTCGTTCTTATGATCTGGATGTTTGTGAAGATAGGGACCAATGGGTAACACGGGAAGAAAGCATAATCCCTTCACAATACGAAGAGTTGTTTACGAAGACATTTGGAGATAAGTGCGCGGGAACAATTATTGTTCACAAGGCTTTAGATAAGATTCGTCCTCAACGCGGGGATCAGATCAAAAAGCAGCTAGCTGCCTATTTTGGAGAAATTTTTTGCGAATACATCACGCTCGGCAACGTAGAAATCACTGTTGACGGGGAGCGAGTGGAAGCTACAGATCCTCTTCATTGGAACGATCCGGATACGATGCAGCTAGTGGATGAGCAATATATTTTTAAGGGAAACACTTATCGGATACAAGCGGTAGATTTAATTCGAGTTGCCCAGCGCGAGCCGTCTAATTATCTTTCTTTTAACGGGCGCAAGCCAGTCCTTGCGCAAGGCGGTTATTTCTTTAGATCCAACAGGCTTATTAAGGGCGCGCTTACAAACTCTAATGGCTTAGAGGGCTTTTGGGCGCAGCACCCCACGTCGATGTTTTTTCGATTTAAGATAAGTTTTGATGCTCAGATGGATCAAGCTATGGGCGTTAATGTGCAGAAGTCTCACATTGACATGGTGCAAGGTCTAGGTGATCAAATAGCAACAGTTCTCAATCCTTTACTTAAGGAAGCGAAGAAGCGTGCTAAGGACAAGAAGGGTACTATTACTCAACCTTCGCGCACCCTAAATCTTTCTAAGGCGGCTAGTGTGGCAAATAGTCAATTGGTTGCTCCTAAAAAGCGTAAGATGTCTTCACGGAAGGGTAACAATGTCGCTTCTGTTGCAGCTGCGCAGAATAAGAGTACACAAACCAAGGCTCAAGCAACGCCATATAGTCACATAGAGGTACATTTAGGGAAGCGCTCTCAGCCGGTTACTCTCAAGGGCAAAAACGTAGAGATTAATTTAGATCACCCTTATATTGACAAGTACTATGTGAATGCTAATTCGGAAACACGAGATGCAGTACTCAGTTTTTTTACGTCTCTTCTCATGGCTGAAACTGAAATAGGTGAAGTTGATAATTGTAACGTTACTGTTGTTTTTGATAACTTTTTTGATAAGTTTAATTCTAAGCTGCGCGCTTGGGTGGGACTAGTATAAAAATACTCTTGACAATCTAAAAATGATATAATAATATAAGGGGGTAGTTAGAAATAACTACCCCTTTTAACATTTAAGGAAAAAATATGCTTATAGCAAATACCAAACCTAAAACCAATATTGAAAACAGCGGATATTATCGTCTGTCTGGCAATAAAGCAATTGCTACGCTCTTGCGAAATTGCCATGCTACTGTTATTAAAAACGGTAATCAGTTGGAAGATTTGGTGTATGAATGTGTAACCCTGGCCAAAACAAAGAAACATGCTTTTACAGGTGTTGAATATCCTGATGCTAATTCAATCATGGTTGTTTCACAATTTGAAATTAAAAAAGAAGCGATATCTCTAGACAAAGGTGTTAACGTAGATTATGTTTATTTCCACAAGGATAAAGTTTTTGTATGTGAAATAAAAGACGGAGATAATTTTGATACTAAAAAATCTAGTGGAGAAGTCGATAAACTTTTAATAGCTGCTGCAGCGTTGGAAGTGAAAGATCCCCACAAACGAGAATATATTCCTAAAATTGTTTTGTGGAATTGTAAGGATTTATCGAAATCTTCTTTTAAAGACAAGAGAGGTCGTGGAATGTTGATTACTGGAAGGGAATTTGCGCAAATGATAAATGTTGACTATGAGGCGCTAAATGCCAAGAGAAAAGCAGAAGCTCCCGCAAATACAAAATACATTATCGCAGAAATGAAAAAGATCACGGAGGCATATGAAACCATTCTTTAAATGGAGCGGCGGCAAAAGAAGAGAACTCATTCACATTAAGCCGTACATGCCAAATGAATATAAAATATATTATGAACCTTTTGTTGGCGCCGGGGCATTGTGGTTGGACTTAGAACCACCTAACGCTGTAGTAAACGATAATTATGCTGATGTTATAAACTTTTACAACGTTCTTAAGTCTGATACCGAGAAGCTCGTAAACGAGATAAATAAACTAAGTTGCAATTATAACAATGAAGTTGCAGCTTTAAAAGAAAATCCGCAATTAGAAGTTCAGATAGATAACTTAAAAGATATTATTGGTGTCTTAAGCGATGAAAAGAAAATTAAGATCAAAAAGAAACAACTAGAAAATCTAAAATCTGCTTTGAAAAAAGACTTTCAATTAATCGCAGATAAATATTATTATCATTATCGCGATATGAAATTTACAAGTGACTACGAAAAAGCTTTAAGATTTTATATTTTACGCCAATTATCTTTTTCGGGAATGCTGCGCTTTAGTGCAGATGGAAATTATAATATTCCATTTGGGTGGTATAAAAAACTTAAAGGTATGGAACATGGTATTGATAAAATTAAAACTGTGCTTGGAAATACTAAATTTTTATGTAGGGATTGGCGCTCCACGGTGAACGATGCTACTGTGGAGGATTTTGTTTTTCTCGATCCCCCTTACACAACTAGGGTTTTCAACAAATATCATCCATCAGGTAATTTTGGTAGAGTAGAACAAATGAAACTCGCTGATTGGTTTAAAACTAAGCAGTCCAGGGCCTTAATTATTATAAACAAGGATGAATTTACTGAAGGGCTTTACGGTAAATATATTGTAGATGTGCATGATTATAGATATGCTGTGCAATACCGAGATAGAATGAAAGAGAAGGATTCAAAAGTCAAACATTTAATTGCTAAAAATTACTAAAGGAGCAAACATGAATCTAAAAGTGTATAGACTAAGGCCCGACGCCAAACTACCAGTTAGAGCGTACGAAACAGATGCAGGAATGGATTTGTTTTATTGTCCTAATGGGGAAAAACGAAAAATCGTGGACATAGAAGGTCTTCCTATTTCTCCTAAAGACTCTAAGCTTATTCCCGCTGGTATTAAGATTGAAGTGCCTTATGGTTATATGTTAGAAATTAAAAATAAATCAGGTATAGCTCACAAGCGTCAACTAATTACAGGAGCTTGTGTAATAGACCCTGGCTATGATGGTGAAATTTTTGTTAATCTTCACAACATTGGGGCTCGGACACAATATCTTCAGCCAGGGGATAAAATAGCACAAGCGGTGTTAATTCCCATTGTGCATTGCGGAGTAGAAGAAGTTAGGTATGACGATCTTAATATTAATAGCGACCGCGGATCCGGCGGTTTTGGCTCAACAGGAAATAAATAATGAATTTTTTAATGATTGCTTTATGTATGCAAATACCCTCACAAGAACACTATGATTATTCTGACATTATAGCTGAAGCGTATAAGTGTGCGAACGCAAAAGAAGAAAACATTAATCCTGAAATAATAGCAGAATTGTTATTCATTGAAAATGAATTTTTTGTTCAATACCACATCCCAGATAAGCTCAGAGGAATGTTATTAGCAGCTGCGTGTAATGAAAGCGGCTATAATCCGAAAGCAAGGGGTGATTGGAAAACAACAAAAAAAGGAAAAAAATATGCTCGCGCAAAGGGCATTGTGCAATTTTGGCCTTGGGCCGAAAAAGAATATGGCTTTAAAAGAAATAACTATAAATTATCTGCGCATTTTTGGATGGCACACATAGTTAAACAAAGAACAAGAAACCGCTGCCCAAGAGTTTTTTCTGAGGTAAAAAAGTGGGTTGGAGCTTGGACACAAGCTGTAAGAGGAAAAGCTACAAGAAAAAACAAATTTCATTGTTATAGTGGAAATCAGCATTATAGACGCTTAATGAGATGGAATAGAAGAATTAAAAAACATTATGTACCGGTAAATTAAAAGGAGAATAAAACACATGTTTAAATATACATTAAGAAAGGGCGATAAAGGCCAAGAGGTCGCGCGACTACAATTAAAATCAGGCGCAAAGGTTGATGGCAATTTTGGCCCAGCTACAGAACAGACTGTAAAAGACTATCAAGAAGATTATAATTTAACAGTCGATGGCATCGCAGGACCACAAACACTTGGTTCAATGGGGATTGAAGTGTTTCCCGCAATTGATCTTTCTAGTTGGAATGGCACTGTAGATTTTAAGAAGGTTGCAGCTGCAGGTATAAAACACGCGTGGATTAAGTTAACAGAAGGAACTACACATCAAAACCCTGGCGCACAAAAAAAGTTTGAAGACGCAAGAAAGGAAGGGTTAACCGTGGGAGCGTATCATTTTGGACGTCCCGATACTTCTCCTAATAATCCCAAGGATTGGGAACGTGAAGCCAATAATTTTTTATTGCAGTTAGAAAAAGTGGGCGTTGAATGTGGAGATCTTATTCCAGTTCTTGACGTAGAAAAAGGCATGAAGACGGATGATAACCATAATGTTAATTGGTGTTTAAAGTGGCTAGATAAAGTTGGTTGTGAAACAAAAACTCGTCCTCTTATATATACTGCGCGCTGGGCATGGCAACTTTATATTATGAAAGCCAATAAAGATGTACAGAATGATCTTTCTTCTTATCCTTTATGGCTAGCCAGTTACAATAGTGGCGTAGAACCTGCACGAAAGGCTGCTCTTTGGGATAAATGGGATATTTGGCAATGGACCGGTTCGGGTACAGTTCCAGGGATTAAGGGAAAGTGTGATCAAAATTGGATCGCCGGCGGTCAATTAGACAAGTTGAGGGTACCTTGAGCTATAGCAGAAAAAGACGCAGAACCAAAGCAAACAAATCAAAAAAGCTAGCTGAAAAAGAGTTGGCAACAAAAGTGGCTCTTTTTGGAAAACTACCAAATAAGTGCTTGACTTGTGAAAGCCCTTTTGATAAGATGGATAAAGAACAAGTAACAAGTTGGAATGTTGTTGTGAGACAACAAGAAGAAAAGGTTCATCTTTATTGTCCCGAATGTTGGGATAAGGCAAAGCAATTAATAAAAGACATGATGGAGAAAAAATAATGCAATTTTATCCGCAAAGTAATAAAGGATTTGTCATAGACCACCGCTTAGCTGAAGAGTTTGAAATTCTTGATGAGCTTTTAATTTGGGAAGAAGAATACAATGAACTCCCCTTTTTCGAAGTCTTCGAAGAAAAATTTGGTTTAGAGCCAGATAAAATTTGTCACTTTGACTTTACTACAGATGATTTTATTCAAAGTCTTCAGGGGTTCGAATACGATTTAACTTATATTCTCTTTGATAACACTATAGATAACTATTGTCCAGAGGAATGGGAAAATCTATTAACCCAATTAGAAGAATATGATATTGACCTCATTGAAGGCAGCTGGGTTGAGGCGGTTTAAAGAGGATTCAATGGCTGAAGATTTAGTTAATCGTCCAAATCATTACAATATTAATTGGAAAGGCGAACAAGCCATTGAGACGTATACATATATTCGTTCTTGGAAAATGGACTATCCAGAAAGCAATATTATTAAATACGTCACAAGACATCCTTATAAGGGACAGTCTCTTAAAGATTTAAAGAAAGCACAGTGGTACTTAAACAAATTAATAGAAGAGGTAGAAAAGGCAGCTGATGATAAAAATTAAAGAAGCTTTAACATATGATGATGTACTTCTCGTCCCGCAGTATTCAGATATTAAAAGTCGCCAGGAAATTGACATTGGCAATCATTTAGAGGATCATCTTTATTTAGAATTACCTATTATATCGTCCCCCATGGACACAGTAACTGAAAGTGATATGAGTATTGCAATGCATGATGTTGGCGGTTTGGGGATTATTCATCGTTACAACACCATTAAAGAACAATGTAATTTAGCTCGTAAATGTCCTCACACCGCAGCTGCTGTCGGGGTTACAGGAGATTATCTCAAACGTGCCGTTAATTTATTTGATGGCGGTGTTAACGTTATTTGTATTGACGTAGCACACGGACATCACATTTTAGTGAAAGAGGCAATTGCGGCTATTAGAAAAGAATTAGGTGACGTGATACATATTATAGCAGGAAACGTTGCAACTCTCCAAGGTTTCAATGACTTATCGGACTGGGGGGCAGATAGTGTTAGATGCAATATTGGGGGCGGTTCTATCTGTTCCACACGAATTCAAACTGGGCATGGTTTGCCTGGACTGCAAACAATTATGGATTGCGCTCAAAGCAACAGGAATACAAAAATTATTGCTGATGGAGGCATCAGGTCTAGTGGAGATATTGTCAAAGCTTTGGCTGCCGGGGCTGATTTTGTTATGCTTGGTTCACTCATGGGTGGAACACATGAATCCCCCGGAGAAAAAGTAATCACTTTAGCAGGTGTTAAAAAGAAGTATCGTGGAATGGCTAGCAAAGATGCGCAAATGGATTGGCGCGGTAAATATAGTTCTAATGAAGGCGTAAGCACTTTTGTTGAT